ACGACAGCGGTCGAGTACTGCAAGGCTACAATCGCGCATCAGACGAAATGTGGTCATTCATCCAATTGCATCCTGAAGATGCCATAGACTGGGACGAGATCAGCGAAGTGTGTTTCTAGTCGCGTTTCGTCAATGTCAAGCGTGCTAGACTTGTCATCACACCAGACGGAGAACGGCCATGCAAGACCTAGAACGCTTTGCCATTCGTGTGTGCAGTTGCTGCGTATGCGAATGGATGCTAGCAGCAGCAATCACGATTCCACTGTTCCTGGCTAGCCTGATATGCGGCAAAGATCATCCGATTGACAGGGCACCATGGGACTTCGAACATTACACTTGACACGGCAATCAAGCCTGCTAACATGGCAACCGTACTTGACGAATGGACGCCTGAGACGGAACGCGCGGTAACACGCGCAGCCGCTCAGGCCAAAGCGAACATGATCCTGGCGCGCATGGCGCAACAGCGGAGACATACCGCGCTACGCAATGCGATTACAACACTGACACTGATGGCTGCGCCGGTCGTCGTGTCAATCATCGTAGCGATACTAACGTGAACCACAAAGAAACGTACAACTGGACGAAGACTCAACTAGAGCTTGCCGAGATGCAAGCGATGGAACTCGAAGAAGACAATCGCGTAGTACCTGGAAGCGTCCATGTCTGGCGCAACCCAATCACCATGAAGATAGACGTAGAGTGGCAAACACGATGAGCAGAATCAGTCTTTCTAGCATTCGACGTGGCAAGGAACAGCGCCCGCTCCGCATGGCCTTGTACGGAGTCGATGGCATTGGGAAGTCAACGTTCGCTTCGCAGGCGCCGAACCCTATCTTCATCCAGACGGAGGATGGCGCGCATAACATCGACGTGCCGAAGTTCCCAATGGTTGAGTCGTACAACGAACTCATGGAAGCCATAGCCGTACTGTACGAAGGCGACCACGACTTTCAGACGGTAGTGCTCGACAGCGTGGACTTCGCGGAAGCACTCATCAAGCGGTCGGTCTGCGAGGACCACAACATTGCAGGCATCGAAGAACTGGGATACGGCAAGGGCTACGTGTTCGCTAGGGAAAAGTTCGACAACATGTTGCAGGGACTTGATGCTCTTTGGCTGAAAGGAATGCACGTCATCGTCATTGCCCACGCGGACAAGGTGAAGACGGACGATCCTACGGTGAGCGAGCAGTACGACCGCTACACGCTGAAGCTCGACAAGAAGAACGAGCCGAAGCTGCGCGAGTGGGCTGACATCGTAGGCTTCACCAACTACGACACCATCGTGCAAGAGAAGAAGGACGGACTGCAGACTGTCAAGCGTGCTGTGAGCTACGGAAAGCGCCTGCTTTACACTGAAAGGACTGCCGCATTCGATGCGAAGAACAGGTACGGCTTGCCAGCCAAGATGCCGCTCGACTTCGCGACGTTCTGGGATGCGTACAACGAACTGATCAATAACTGAGGACTCAACCATGACTTTTCCGCACAACGATAATGACGACTTCGACTTTGGCGTAGACCTGAGCACGGTCGAAGACGCACAGGACTACAGCCCTATTCCTCCAGGCAAGTACGCTGTCGTCGCGACGGCTATCGAGATGAAGGACTCCAAGTCTGGCGGTAAGTACGTCAAGGCGACTTTCGACCTGACTGAACAGTACGCGGGCCGCAAGATTTTCGAGAACTTCAACTTGGTCAACCAGAACGCGACTACAGTTGAGATTGCACAGCGTCAAGTCAAGCAGTTCCTGGCCGCAGCGGGCATCGACCCCAACCAGCCCCTGAAGCTGTCTGTCATTCGTGAGGGCATTGGCGTCGAAGTGTTGGCCACGGTTAGCGTAGATCCTGGCAAGGGTGACTATGGTCCGTCAAACAGGATCAAGCGGTACGACTACATTGAGCAGGCTGCGCCCGCACCTGTCCAGCAGCGTGCAGCACCTGCTCCACGTCATACGCAGCAGGTACCGCCCCAGGTAGCGCCGCGCACTGGAGGTTCGCAGCCCTGGAAGAAGTAAGGTTTCATGTGGTTCACCGCCGTGTCGGTAAAGCGCGGCGGTCTTTTTTTGAGGATTGACATGAGAGCACTACTAGGAAGCTACCGCGCGATGCGCATGGAGCCACCGCTAGATCCGCCAGACGAAGACGAAGAGTTCTGCGACTCGTGCGGGTCAAGCTGGCTTACGCCTGGACGCAGGACTGACGGACGCGAAGTAGTTCGGTGCATGGACTGCACGTATGAGAAGGTTGTTGTTGCAGAGGACTGATATACAGACTAGCCATGATCACCCTACGCCCCAACCAGGAGCGTTGCTTACACTCCCTGTACGACTGGTTCCGCGCCAACCCTGACGGGCACCCGATTGTTGATGCCGCTGTCGGGGCTGGCAAGAGCATCATGCTCGCGCAGCTATGCAACGAAGCGGTCCACGGCTTCGACACGCCGAGCAGGATCTTGATGGTGGTGCCATCAAAGGAACTGTGCGAGCAGAACCTAGCGAAGCTGGAAGCCCTCTGCCCTGACCTGACCATTGCCGTGTGCAGTGCAAGCATGGGCAGAGTCGAAGCGTCCGAAGATAACGACGTGATGCTTGGCACCATCGGAACGCTGTACAGGCGCGTTGACAAACTGGGAGCCTTTGAACTCTGCATGGTGGACGAGTGCCACCTAATCAACCGCCATGACGAAGGAATGTACCGCAAGCTGATTGCCAAGCTGCACACCATCAACCCCGACATGCGCGTTGTCGGCTGGACGGGCACACCCTTCCGTGGCAATGGCGTGTGGCTGACAGCCGGGGAAAGCAGGCTGTTCACCGACGTGGCTACGCGCCTATCCATGCGCGAGCTACTAGACGAAGGCTTCCTTGCACCACTGGTCACAGCGCAGACCGACACGACAATCAACAGCGAGGGCATCAGCACGTCAGCCGGCGACTACAACATAGGAGAACTAGCCGCCCGCATTGACCAACCAGAAACCACGAACAAAGTTGCTGATGAGCTTGTAAGGCTCGCTAGCGACCGCAAGAAGTGGCTCGTGTACGGAGTCACAGTCAACCACGCTACGCATCTGTGCGAGGCTCTGAGAGCGCGCAGGATAGCAGCGGCCATCGTATCAGCGGAGACACCAAAGGATGAGAGAGAACGAATCATTGAGAAGTTTCGGCGCGGTTATGTGCGAGCAATTGTCAACGTTGCCGTGCTTACCACTGGTTTCGACGTACCAGAAGTGGACTGCATTGCCCTTGTACGGAACACCAAGAGTCCAGTGCTCTACGTACAGATCGCGGGACGCGGAATGCGAATACACCCGCAAAAGCGTGACTGTTTGTGGCTTGACTTCACTGACACGACCGCGCGTTTGGGGCCTGTTGACGCGGTTCGGGGACGCATGGAGCCGCGAAAACGAGAAGCGGAAAGCACGGTCGATGGCAAGAAGCTCTGCGAGAACTGCGGAGCAGCCAACCCACCAGCCGCCGCACGATGCCACTGCTGCGGACAAGTCTTCGACAGCGTAGTGTCGAAGGTCAACTTGCGAGCGAGCCGTGCCGCCATCCTCAGCGGCCAGCCGCACGAGCCTGACGTACAGCGGTTCGTCGTTGACAAGATCCAGTGCGTGCCGAAGACATCGAAGCAGGGCAAGCCATATCTGAAGGTCATCTATCGCTGCGAGTTGGAGATGTTCTCCAAGAACCTGATGCTAGGCATGGACGGATGGGCAGGAGCCAAGGCGCAACGCGAGTGGGACGAGATGACAGGCATGGCCATCCCAGTGCGTAACCCTGGCGAGGCCTTCAGACTAATAGAGGATGGCGTGATACACTGGCGAAACGTCCATTCTATAGACGTGGACTTAGCCAGCAAGTACCAAGACATCATCAAGGTTCACTACTGCGACAACTTGCCGCAGTGACAACATTGTATAGCGTGCTAGACTTCCAATCACTGTCAAGCATGACAGACAAATTCAACCACTAGAGAGAGAAGACAACCATGACCAAGACCATCATCGCTACCGCAATCATTCTGGCCACCAGCGCAGTGTATGCAGACAGCAACGGGCAAGGCGGCGCTCCGTGCGCAACGTGCGGGGTGAATCAGATTGGAGGAAGCGTAATTGGTGAAATCGCGAGCGTCAGCAAGTCAGCACTCGACGGTGTTGGCGACATTGGCGGCATTGCGAAGAATGCTGGCGCCGCTAACTTGGACTTCAGCGTGCAGGGTAGCGTCAACCTGGGTTCGTTCCAGGGCACCATC